GCCAGCTTCAATGTTAGGAGTAACGAAAACTTTAAGTCCGTTTAATGTACCAGCAAGGTAAGGACCATTGATAGCACCAGCAGGAGCTGCTTTGAACGCACTAATCATTGTAAGAACAGGGAGTAAGTTGGAAGCACAGAGAATGTAGTTAGGAGCAAATTTCTTTGTTCTGTCGTAGATTTTCTGTCTTGCGATTTCGAGGATTTCTGTGAATCCTTCATAGTGTTCTTTCTTTGACACACCGATAGGAAGTGTCTTGCTCCATTGTAATTCAGCATCGAAAGCTGCTGTGTCAACAAGAAGATTTGTAACTTCTGTGTCGATTTCATAGCTTAATTCACCAACTGCTTTTTCAGCAAGTTGATCACCAAGATCTACGCCGTAGTCTGTCTTTGCTTGATATGCAGCGATTTGTGAATAGTAGATAGCAATTCTTCTTGCTTTAGCAACAAGAGCAATGCTCTTGATTTCAGCTTTAACCATTGGAAGGTCGTTCTGAGGAATAACAACGTTGTCATAAACATAAGCAACTTTAACAACTGCATCTGCTGCAGGAGCAGTAGCAAGTGTGATTGTGCCAGCTGCGCTGTCAACTGTGATATCAGCATCATCAACTGCTGTGCCATCTACAGTAACTTTAAGAGCAATGTATTTGCCATCTGCATCTTTTTTGTCGAATACAGGGTTCCACATAACTGTGAAATCTGTAGCAGTGCCGTCACCTTTGAATTCTTCAACAACTCTAGCTGCTGTGAAATCACTGTGAGCATCACCGAATCCCCAAGGATTGCTGATTAAGTCACCTTGTTTAACGTCGCCTTTGTTTGTAGCGAACTGATATTCAATGTATGTAACGTAACCACTCATAGAGCTCATTGGATGAACTATAACGAGGTCGTTAGCAATAAGGTTAGGAAGAGCAACAGTTGTAAGGTTAAGAGCAAATTTCTTGAACATACCCATATCTGTTCTCTGTGTTCCTACTGAGTTTTCAAAAGCCTCATTCATGAATTTGTTGAGGTTTTCGAGACATTTAGCTGTAACTAATTTACGATTGTTGTCTAAGCCTTCACCATCATGAGACTTAGCATAAACAGACTCAGCAATAGCAAGTCTATTCTTATAAGCTTCAAATAAAGTCATAATTATAAAATCTCCTATTTAAATTTTTTAGTTAATGTTTTTTGGTTTATTTGACTTTTCCTTGTCATTGTTTAATTTTAGCCATCCCTAATAATTGGGCATCAGGCTCATCATCTACTCTGCTTTGAGAAGAGTATCTGTTAGGCTCAGCTTTTTCTGTAACTTGCATTCTAATTGATTTTTTACTAGCATCAAAAGGTAAAGAATTCACATTTAAGTTATAATTCTTTAAGCTTTCACATACTCTGTCAATATCACTGAATGAATAGCTTTCAGATAATTTGCTCCTGATTTCTGTTGGAGATACACCAAGCATAATAGATTGAATCTTTATGTATCTATCAACTGCTGTTTGAGCAATTGATTTATATTTACCAATAAGATTCTGTGATTCTGTTAATTTAGTGGTGTACTCTGTTTTCTTAATGGCAGAATCCTTAGTTAACTCTCTGATATTTTCTTTAAGAGTCTTCAATTCTGTTTCTTTTTCCTCTTGGACTTTTTTAAGTCCTTCGTCCAAAGATTTTACCTGGTCAGACAATTCTTTGATTTGGGCATCTTTTGAAGAAATACTTTCTGTCATGGATTGAATTGTCGCATCAGATTTATCTTGATTGGCTCTAAGTTCTTCAATCAAAGAATCTTTCAAGGTAATCTGCTCAGATAAATTGCCGATTTGTGATTGATTTTCCGATAGGGTTTCGTTAAGAGACTTAACTTTTCCACTCAAATCATGTGTTGTGTTTACATAACTCTCTTCCTTTGTATAACAAACTGATAGTTGTTCTTGCAAATACTTCACTTGTCTTGAAAGGTCCCTATTTTCCTTCAATAATTGTTGCAGTTCTTGGAATACACTTCCTCCGTCATTGTCGGCTGTAGATGTCTCTTTCCCTGCATCTATATCTATATCAACTCTATCTTCCTCGGAAGGTGTAGAGGTGATGTCTAAATTA